CATCTGTTGTTTTACGATGGATGGATCCATTTCGGGGTTGTTAGTCGAGGATGAGGAGCGGGTTCGGTTCAGGATTAGGTACAGCATCTTCAAGAACGGATGGATATTTGGCCTGGAAGTCGAGCTGTTCTACCGCGATGGGAGGAGGGAGCTTTGGATATCTCTTTGGATTCCATAGTTTCTCATTCTTCCTTATTGCGCTGAGAACGTGCGACGGTTCGTCCTTCAGCAGTGAGCTGAGGTCGACTTCCGAGTCAAAGATTAAATCAACAACAAGGTGCGAAATGGCCCTGTTGTAGATTTCCGTCCCCTGGGTCTTCTGGTTCTGCTCAAAGACTTTCCCTTTGAACCTCTTTTCTGCGAGATTCCACATATACCATTTCATTTTATTTCTAATTTGAATTGGTCGTGTTTTCTTCCAGTTGTAGAGGATCTGTTGGGCGATTCTAAGATCGAGATCAGAAGGCCTTTTAAAGCCTAGAAGGCCGAGACCGCCAATCCACTCTGGTATATACCAGGGCAGTTTGACTTTCTCCAGGGTACTTCGGTTTTGTTCTATGAAGAATTTATGTACTGTCTCCTGTAGCCTCCGAGGGCACAGTCGAATGCTCTCCCTGTATCTTGTTCCTATATTATCATATTCGTCCGTCAGTGAGTCGGTGAGGCTTATCTGACCCCCGGACCTTTTAAGTCCGAGGAGAAGACCCATATTGATATAAGGAACGAGTGTGAGTCGGACGTTCTGGATGCGTCGCCCAGCCACAATATGTGGCTGGCCAACTTCCGTTTTACGGAAGTTTGTCGAGTTTATTTGTACAAACTCTTTTGAGAAATAGGTTTTACCTATACTCTCTTTGAGCCCGACAAATTTCGTCAGACGTTTCCAGTGATCGTAGCCCACACTCGTGCAGACCATTGCGATGTCATCTCCATTGATCATTAGTCGGGCTCTTTGAAGGGATATTTTCTTCTTAGAGTCCAATTCTAACGCCCAACGGGACAACGACGCGTTGATTATGCACAAGATCGGGAAGCTAGTGACTGAGCCCATCAACTGACCTATGCCCTGCTTCTTCTCCCCGAGCAAATGCCCGGTGAGACTTTGAAGTAAGAGCCGTCTTTCGACAGGGTAGAGTTTAAGCTCGTCCGCGATTGCATTAGCGACCGCGTTTGATGCCCAAGACTCTATATTGTCTGTGGCAGCCTCATAATCTCCACTAAGATACTTCTCTCCCTCACCTAAATGGCGCCCTAGTCGGTTATACATATATGTATCATCGACGGGTCTTCCAATTAAGGTGAAGCAGGGATGTTCTCTTAGTGTTGAGTGCATGCGCTTCCACAACGGCCTCAGGACGGTCTGTTGAAAAGGGGGACCTTTGGTGATGATTCTATACTTGAGGGGCTCGGCAAGGGCCACAGGTTTAACCTGTGGTTCCTCCTGAGCCGCCCTAGATAAGATTCGTAACCAAAGGTTCTGGAATCTTTGTTGAAAAGCTTCTTCATGTAGCTCAAAGTTCCCAGACTGAATCTGCTCCTCTCCTTTATAGGTGTCTGTTGTGATCGCCCCTCCGGGGGTCCTCAAACCGGTGAGTATTTCCTTATCCTGTAAGAGGACCCCTATTGCGCCTCCCTGCCCGCGTGTGTTTATGTAATTGGCACTCGTTGACGGGAAGAACGCTTTGACCCTATCAGCCACTGTGAACGTGGATCTTTTAAAGAGTTCCTTGACTGTTCGTTTCAACTGTTGTTCGACTGATGTTTTATTCAGGAGAACTTCAACTGATTCGTAGTCTTCGTACTCTGACCACTTTCTCAGTATGTTCTGATGGGGTTGCGGGGGCGGGGTTGTAATGGTGATATGTCGGACGAAGTCCTCCTCCTTACTCGTCAGGGTCTTCTTTGAGAAGTCCCTCGGCATGCCCTTTTTGGATTGTTGGATGCTCGTTAAAAAGCTCCATCTCTCCTCAGGGCTTGCTCGTTTTAAGAGTAAGTCGATGAATAGTCCGGCGCGCCCTCCCAGGAGTTTTCCTGGGTGATCGCCCTTCTTAAAGGGTTTCGGCGGCAGCTGATTTTGTGTGTGATAGGCGAAGAATGCGGCCAGTTTGTATTTGGTCACTTTCATCCAGCCTATTCCACTCTCAGCTGCCAACGATTCCCAGTGAAGGACGGTTTTGGCGTTATTGAATTCACCATGAAACCCATAGAGCCTTATTACATGCTCGATCACTTTAAGGCACTGACTAACTTTGCTTTCCGGGCTGTTGCTCGGGGAGTCTCTACTACCATGGGCAGG